TTGACAAAAAAGAGATTGATGATAAGGTTGCAACAGGCCCTAAGAAACCTTCTAAGGATAAGACAAACAAATATCGTTTATTGGGTACTGATGGAAAGAAAGCAGTCCAAATACAAGTGACGAATCTTGACGGAAAGAGATTTGAGTTGAATATGTATAAAGAAGAAGTCTTGCCTGCTTATGAAAGTGACAGTAGTGAATGTGTATCAATTGATGAAGAGAGTAGGGCACAGATTGTAATACACGCATTGAAAGATAGTCTTCAAGAAGTAGAAAATTGTGAATCTTGTAAACTTCCAGCTGCAGATTGTGAGTGTGATAAACAAATGTACGAATCTTTTATTGAAGATTTACACGCAGACAAAATTAAAACTATAACAAACAAAATAACTGCTTGGAAAACTCGATGAAATCATTTAAAGGATTCTCAGAAGAAAAGAAAGCGTGTCCATCTGCTACTCAAAGTGTTGAAATAAATACTAAGAACAGAGATGCGACAACAAAGAAATATGGATATGGGCCACTCAATGTTGATGAGCCAGGCGATTATTGGGAGAAAGTAGCAAAGAAGTGGGACACGAATGTTGAGGCTGCAAAGAAGTCTCTATGTGCAAACTGTGTCGCATTTGATATCTCACCAAGAATGAAAGAGTGTATGCCGGGCAAAACATCTGATAAGGATGGTGAACTTGGTTATTGTTGGATGCATCACTTTAAGTGTCACTCTGCAAGGTCATGTCATACATGGGCAAAGGGTGGGCCGATTACAAGTAACAAAGTGTCTAACGATTGGCAAGATAGAGCAAAAGGTGCGTAATGAAGTCTAGGTTTAGGGTTAAAACTTTTAGTCAATATTTTAAAGAGGATACTACTCATGTCGATAGGATTCAGAATTTTCTTTCTGAAGCCTTCAGTATTGGAATTATTGATGATTCTGATATTCCAGAAGACGTAACATCAAATCAAGATTTAAATCAATTAAAAGCTCTTTTTAATTATCTAAAAAAATTAAAAAGTGTAGACATTCCTCTAATTGCGAATGAAAAGGGTGTGTTAAAAATTCATAGAGATTATGAAAATGCTGGCCATTCTGAAGAAATAAGTAAATGGTTAAAGGACAACGGCACAAATTTAAACTTACATTCTAAAAAATATGGTACAGGAAGTATAGGTAGTGGTGGAACAGTAAGGGTACACGAAAATACACAGGAAATAATGGTTGCAACATTATGTCTTATGAATAAAAAATTTCCAGAAAAAATGTCATCAGTTGATGCTATTGAATTAATTAATGATGCAAAAGATAAATTTAATGACGTAGAGGGCGCATCTCTCAGACCCGAATTGTTAGAACAATTTAACAATAATTTCAAAGACCTTGGAACAGCCATTTCTTCGGCAAATGCAATTAGAGAAATTGTAGGAACTACTAGTAAAGCATATTGGACAGGTAAGGGATGGCACTCAGACATTTCACATTTAAATCCAACTGTGCCAGGAATTAAAGATTATAATTCATCTGATATTGTTGTAAAAAGTGGAAGTGTCTTTTATGGGTTTTCATTAAAGAAGAAGGCTAAAAGTAAGGATTTAGACCCAACTTTAATCAATAAACCGATAACAGGGAAAAAATCATTTTTAGCTAATATATTAGATCAATCTTCAATGGAGATTATTGAAAATTCAAAACGCAGTCTTTTCAAAGGGATTATTGCATTTCATTATAAGAAAAGGGGCGAAAGCGGCATTGACGCCAACCGCCGTCTTAAACTTAGTAAACTTCCTTGGAGTGTAGGAGGTAAAGCACCAAAAGAACCTAATTCGATTACTCGTTACTTAAAAACTATTCCAAAAACAGTATTAGATAAGTATGTAAAATCTCCTAAAAATATTTTCTTTAAAAAAGTTGATGATATTTTAATGGGTGGAGATGTTGCTAAGAAATTTATAGTGGATTTTCTAAAATTTGTTTTAAAGTTTGATATGCCAGAAAAAATTACACAAACTGGTAGTGAATTTCATTTTTATCTTCTTACTGGTATTGGAACACTTTCGGGTGAAGATGTAGTTGCAGAAAAAGCTAATGTAAAAGATTTGCCTCAAACAATAGAGGTTTTGACTGATATCTTTAAAAGAAATCAATTAAAATTAATTCGGACTAAAGGAGCAAAAGGAAAAACTAAACTTAATGCATATGAAGAAGGGGCAACTGCTGCTAAAAACTTTTATACTATAACAGATGCAGGCAAAGATATTTTAGAGTTGGAAATACGATATAAAGGAGAATATTCAGCAAATCCACAATTCCAATGTATTGTAACTGCCAATTTTAAAAATTTATTTAAAGAGTAAAAAATGAAAACATTTTCAAGTTACCTCACAGAACATCCTAACTGTGGTGCTCCTGAGTACGACCCTGAGCTTATGGAGTTTACAGGTAAGACAGTACGCATCCACGATAAAAACATTGACTACATGGTTGAACATAAGATACCATTGGATGAGAATCTTTTTAGAACAGGGTCACAAGAATACTTCAAGACTTTTATATCAGCAAGGAAACTTGTTTCAGAAGGAAGTCTTAGAGTCGGTGAGATAACACAAGAACTTTTGAGTACAGACATTGGTAGACATGGTATGTATGAAGGGTCAGAAGTCCCTCTTGACTATCCTCTCATCAATTTCGAAACATTGGAAGAAGAGAAGGATGTAGAGCTCAACAAACCAAAAAGAGGTGGTGGAAAGAAGTTCTATGTTTATGTTCGTAATCCAGAAACAAATAATATCAAGAAGATTGAGTTTGGTGATACAACAGGTCTAAAGGTTAAGATTAACGACCCTGTGGCACGTAAGTCCTTTGCAGCTCGTCATAAGTGTGCAGAGAAGAAAGACAAACTAACGCCTGGATACTGGTCATGCCGTGTTCCTCGTTTTGCAAAATCTCTTGGTTTACAAGTTGACAACCCTTCTTCCTTTTGGTAAAAAATGACTCCATACAAAGATGATATTATGCCAGGCTGCATTATTCGTGAGTTTGATGAAAACGTGAATGAAGAAAGTCTTGTCTGGCACAGAGATGAATACAGTAGAACAGTTATTGTTATGGAAGGAGAGGGTTGGCGATTGCAGCTGGATAATAAACGCCCTATGGACATAAGTAAGGGTAGTGTGGTACAAATACCTTCAAATGAGTTTCATAGGCTCTGGAAGGGGAATACTCCTCTTAAACTTAAAATCCTTGAGCTTAATCGAAAAGTTGCACAAACTAAACTTATAAATAGAAAAAGAACGAGTGTTTTAGAGTTTTAATATATTCTTAGGAAAGTAGATATGGACAAAAGATCATTACAGAAGCGTTGGGGTTTATCTGACTCATTAGTAGATGCTGTTAGACAGGCAACTACAGTGGGAGAGAAAAAAGAACTCGACCCTGTAGGTAAGGCTGATGACGACATCGACAATGATGGAGATGTAGATGACTCGGATAAATATCTGAAGAAACGTAGAGCTGCAATTTCAAAGTCTGTTAAAAAAGACAAGAAAGAAAATAAAGATGTTGAAGGTAATCCAGCCAAGGTCGAGTTTGATCCTAAAATGGAAAAGTCTAAAAACTAATTTTGTTATGATTAATTAAGTTTTATTATGTCGAGTAGTGTTAAATTTAAACCACGAAAAGCGCAAAGATAAGGAGTTACAATCATGGCGGGATGGGGTTTTTTCAAAGAAGGTACGCAAGCTGCAACAGGTGCAAATTCAATTGGTTCTGACGCAGCGTATAAGGATGGTTATCAACCATCACCAGCTGGTCAAGGTTTTGGCCAAGCAATGAAAGAAAAGAGAAACGTAATTGCAACCTCAAAGGGTTGGGTTCGTAGAGAAGTTAGAGGTTCAAGAATTATTGATGAAGTACTTGTTGCAGCTGGACAAAAACAAGAAATTGCAGGGTTAGACACATTAGGATTTCCTGATATCACTCAAATGTATGTTAAGTTAAATGCAAATGGTGTGATTTCTGCAAACGTAGCAACTGCAAACCTTTATGTTGTATTCAATTCAGCTGTAAAGATTAAAGCATCTGCTAACCTTATGTACATCAGACTTGCAAATACTGCTGGTGGTAATAGTGGTAATGCACACATCATAAGTTCAAACACAGTTGCTTCAACAGTTGCTGGTTCAAACAACCAATTAATTTTCAATCTACCTAAACTAATGGGTGGAACTGGTTCTGCAAAAGGAACATATAGAATTAATGCACAATCAATTGGTGTAACAGGTTCTCCTGTTTATAATCCAGAACTATCTGGACAAGTAGGTACAGCAAATCTTGTGATTACAGGTTCAGTATCAAATAACCTATTGAACTTTGCTGGGGATGTTATTACAACTTTCCAAGTAAGTCCAAAGGGCGTTTAATTAGTATAAGGATTAGAAAGTGGCTGATAAAAAAGTTTCTGCACTTACTGCGTTAACAACATCTGCATCGCCAGACTTGTTGATGATTATTGATGATCCAAACGGAACAGCAACAAGTAAGAAAGTGACAGTAAAAAACTTCTTTGGAGCCGTACCATCTAATACAGTGTTTGTTGCTGGGTCACTTGTGACAGCTCGTTCAAATGTAACGATCACCAGCGCAAACGCTTATATTACTGCAAATGTTAATGTAAGTGGTATATCTAAGATTGTTGGTACAGGTGACAATGCAAGAATCGTAATCGAGAATACAACGACTCCTGGCTCAAATAATGCAACCACGCAGTTCACAGGTGGACAGCAAGGAAGTATTTTTTGGGATGCAAATTATCTATATGTTGCAACGACAAATACACAGATTAAAAGGGTGGCTTTGTCAGTTTTTAGTTAGAATGGTTGAATGTTTGAAACTCTTGATGATTCGAACTTCATGTTATACGCAGCTAAGTTTTACGAAAATCCTAGATGCGTGGATATATTGGAGTTCACCGAAGATGTGAATCGTATTAAATATCTTAGACGATTGTTTAAGAGGTATAGTACGCAAAGTGATATGAATCACAGGTTGATTCTCAATCACTTGATTGCTCTTTATAATGTTTTTGAGTCGAGACATTTGACTCGAATGTTGTTCTATAAATGCTATGAGTATCTTGAGTATTTGAAACCTTTTTTAGTTTTCTTAAATCAATGGCCAAATACTTATGTTCGTGGTATTGGATTAGGTGATGAAACGATTGATCCATCCTTCATCGAGAGTGATGAAGAAATAGAGAAGGTTCTAAATAAGATATGAGTAGTGCAGTCGATCTCTTTTTCGTATATCAATTTATTCGTAGACTTACAACTCCGTTTGATGAAACGGATGCGTTTGAGCTTGGGCTAATTGATGAAAAAGGAAAGAGACTGAAGAAGGCAAAGACTCCCGAAGAAAAGAAAGCAATGACTCTCTTTGATAGAATGATATACAATATCAAAAGACTTATTGCAAAAGTGCCTGGCGGTAACACTAAGGTTGCAACTTATGGGGCTGCTCTTTTTCTTCTCAAGGAGGAAAAAAATGTCATGGGAATGTCTGACGCTCAAAAGATAGAAGGAATTGCAAAAGAAATGAAAGAACTAGATTCAAAGACAGATAGAACCTTTAGTGAGATATTCACAGAAGAAGATGCTCCTACAAACAGTGTTGCAGGCGGTGGAGTTGCACTTCCTCCTGATCCATTATACGATAAGAAAAGAAAAAAACGTGGGCGACCATTAGCACAGAATAAATACATCAATGCCATGACCTTTATTAAGAGAAAGGCAAAAGAAGCACACCTTAAAGAGAAAGAACAGAAATGACAGTATATGCGAATGACCTCTATGCAATGTCGGTATTAAAAGAAAAAGAGATTAAAAAAAATGCTACTCTCTCTGAAGTATTTGGAGACAATGCTGTAGTGGAGGAAAAGAAGAAGAACGAAACCAAAGTACCATTAAATGAAGCTTAGCAAGAACTTCTCACTTGCAGAATTTACAAAGAGTCAGACTGCTCTTCGTAAAGGACTTGACAATACTCCAACAGGTGATCATCTGGAGTGTGCAAAAGAGTTATTTGAGAATGTTGTACAGAAGGTAAGAGATCAATTTGGACTTACTGTTTTAAACAGTGGGTATCGTGGAAAAGAACTCAATGAAGCTGTTGGGGGTTCATCCAAGTCTCAACATTGTAAAGGTGAGGCGGTTGATCTTGAGTGCCCAGGCACATCAAACTATGAGGTTGCAAAGTGGATAGAGAGTAACCTTGAGTTTGATCAGTTGATACTTGAGTTCTACACGCCAGGCATACCTGATAGTGGATGGGTTCATGTAAGTTATAAGAAACCAGAGTCGTTTAAATCTGGTCATATTAACGATCTAAATAGAAAACAGAGTCTAACGGCAATGAAAGAGGGAGGTAAGACAGTTTATAAAGTCGGTCTTATAGAATAATTATGGAGAATACTATAGCATGGTTTCGTTATCACTGCTTTCCTCGGTACAAAATTACAATCAGTGGAGAGGACTTTGACAAACAATCATTAATCTGTCGAAGTATTCGTAAACTATCCCCAAAACATATCAAAGTTAAACTAGAAGATTATAGGCCATTTGAGATTCGCACTGTTAAAGAACTCAATTGGACAGTGGAGAGAATATAATGCCTTATATGTTAATCGTTATGGCAGTTGTTGGTGGAATGGGTTTCTTTTATTATAAAGATACACAGGCACAACTTAAAACAGCTGCACAAGAGATTGCACTACAACAAGTTGCAAACGAAGAACAAGTTCGTACAATCAATGCACTTCAGAGAGACACAAAGGCTCAAAAAGAAGTGTCAGAGAAACTTAGTCTTGCACTATCAGAAGCAAGAAACGAAGTACAAAAAACACAAACAAAATTCAATAAAGTTTCAAGAGTTCTCGGAGAGAGAGATATTGGGCGCCTTGCTGTTGCAAAACCAAGGTCGGTACAACGAATCATAAACAAAGGGTCGAAAGACGCAGGGAGATGTTTTGAAATACTTTCTGGTGATCCATTAACAGAGAAGGAGAAGTTAGTTGAGAAAAAATCTGCAAGTAATACACAGTGTCCTAATATCGCTAATCCTAATCTCTTTAATTAGTGGATGTGCTTCTCGTTCAACTGTTGAAATGATTACAACCGAGATAGAGAGAACAAAACTTTCTATTCCTTCGGTAGATAAAGTTAAGTTAGATGAAGTATCTTGGATGCTCGTAACAGAGGAAAATGTCACGAAGGTTTTTGAGGAGATTGAACAAAAGAAATTCAATCCTGTTCTTTTCTCTTTGACGGATAAAGGATACGAAAAACTATCTGTCAATTTTGCAAAGGTAAGAGCATTGATTATGCAACAACAAGGGGTCATTGCAGCCTATAAAGACTATTATGAAACGACTATTGAGAAAGAACAAGAGGCTTTGAAGAAAGAAAAGGCCGTTGTTGTTCCAGAAAAGTCTAGGTTATCCAAACTTAAATTTTGGTAGCTATAAATAGTCAGGTATCGACAGTATGTAATTAGTGTATGTGAAGAAGATCACCTTACTACACTTGGATTACAACAATGGCTGACGAAAAAATAAATACCTTAACAACGAAAGTTGCAATATTAGACAAAGAGTTAGAAGGGTTTAAAGACTCCTATTCTAAACTTGATGTCGCAGTTGAAAAACTATCACAGGTCGCAGATGATATTCGTACTCTGGTGACTGTACAACAATCCAAACTTGATTACCAAGAACAAGAAACTCAATATGTCAAAAATTCTCTCAAGGAATTTAAGTCCTTCGTAAATGATGAGCTTAAAATAGGGAGAACGTACATAATAGATGAGCTTAAGAGTTTCAAAGATTCCTTAGAAAAAATAGACAATCGTATCTCAAGATTGGAGAGATGGAAATGGGTCGCCATTGGTGGAGCGACTGTCATTGGTTATGCTATTGCACAAATGCCTTCATTTATTAAAATATTAATAGGATAACAAAATGGCTGATGTAAAAAAGACAGTTCAGATTGATCTCGAAGTTGACACAACTACAGTGAATAGTGGCACCAATCCATATATGAACTGGGTACACTTAGCAAGAGCTGTGGACTCATGGAGAATCTTTCCAAGACTATTTCTAACTACTTACATAATACTTCTCTACAAATCGACAATCTGGTTCATGGAACTTCCTGATCCAACATCACAACAAGCAGGGTTAATCTCTGTAATCGTTGGTGCTGGTGCAGCTTGGTTTGGATTATATGCAGGGACAAGTAAATCCTCTGACGCCTTTAAGGGTAGATGATGATTCATGTTTTTTTGCTCACTGTATATTTGGGAGCAGGGGAAGCTAGAGAGATGGTAAGTGGTGATATGTATTTTCGATCTATTGATCGTTGTAACTATTTTGCAAGTCGTGTCTCTAAAGTATATGGAAACTATGGTTCTAAAGATCGTATGTCCAGAGATGACTATGTTACTGTATACTGCCTTCCCAAGAAAGTAAACCCAAAGACAACACAGGTTTATCCATAGGAGGTTATCATAGACCCTATAAGTGCATTAGCAGCTGCATCGGCAGCATTCAATTTCATCAAAAAAGGAGTTGCCGTAGGTAAGGACATTGAGTCTATGTACGGCCAGATGGGACAATGGATGGGTGCAGTCAGTGATATAAATCATGCAGCCAAGATGAATAAGAAACCTCCTCTCTTCAAGAAACTTTTCGCAGGGGGTTCTATTGAGGCGGAGGCAATGCAGATATTTGCGGCCAAGAAGAAGGCTCAGGCAATGGAAGATGAACTTAGAAACTTTGTCAATCTTTCCTATGGCCCAAAAGCATGGGATGAGATTATTCGATTGCAGGGAAAGATACGAAAAGATCGTCAAAAGGCCATATATGACCATGAGGAGCGGTGGAGAAAGATATGGAACTGGATATGGGTAATTATAGGCATGAGTACTATATCGGGAGTCATTATCTTTGTTGCATATATAATATCTCTTAAACCAGTGGTATAAACCTATTGACTTTGCCCCTTCATATTCGTATACTGTGTTATGACCTTACGAATAGACACAAAATATGCAGGGTTTATCTCAAGTCGAGTCGGTCGATTTAAGGTAAAGACTCTCTCTCCCTATTTGGCTAACTTACGTTGCCCGATGTGTGGAGACTCACAGAAAAATAAAATGAAGATGCGTGGATACCTTTATACAAAGGGTGTTCAGTTGAACTATAGATGTCATAACTGTCAGTATGGCTCTACCTTTGGTAATCTACTTAAAATTATTGATGCGTCTTTATGGAACAGTTGGAGAATGGAGAGTTTCAAGGAAAGGGGATATGCTCCACCTGTAAGTAAATCGAAACCTAATAAACCTTTTACGATGAGTAAGCAATCAAGTCTTGATGCGTTGTTTCCAAAACTCTCTTCTCTGTGTTGTCCTCATGCAGCTTTGACATATGCTCAAAGTAGGAAAATACCTGAGAGTGTTTATTCTCGATTGTACTATTGTGAAGATTCCAAGAAACTTGGTTCTATCTCCGAGAAGATAAAGTCTCTATCGAAAACATTTGATAACTGTCCTCGCATAATCATACCAGCTTATTCGAAGTCAGGAAGTCTTATTGGAGTTACGTGTCGTGACATTACAGACACAAGTAATCTTAGGTATCTTGCACTCAGAGTAAATGAGTCCTATCCTATGATCTTTAATTTGGATGTGGTGAATACAAGAGAAAGAATCTATTGTGTCGAGGGAGCTCTTGATTCCTTCTTCATACCAAACTGTGTTGCTGTTGGGTCATCAAATCTATCTATGATTTCCAAGATGATTGATCGTAAAAATGCAACACTTATCTTTGATAATGAACCTCGTAATCGTGAGATATTGAAAATCATGGAGAAGGCAAGTCGGCATAATTTTTCTGTTTGTGTTTGGGATAAAAAAATTAAAGAAAATGACATTAATGACATGATACAGGGTGGAATGTCAGAAGTGGCTTTATTAGAGGACATAAATAAAAACACCTTCTCAGGTCTTGAATTACAATTAAAAATTAATGAATGGAAAAGAATATGAAAGTTGAAGTTGTGAGCTATACCCAACCCAATGGCAAAGATTGGCGATGGGGTATGCCCGCAGAATTGATTATGCAACAAATTGCTCATGCAGCCAGAGTATCCAATCCATCAAATCAGAATAATACACAGTCATCAGAAAAGTTGGTCAAGTATCTCATAAAGAATAAACACTGGAGTCCTCTTGAGATGGTTGATGCGACCCTTGAGATTGAAACTACAAGAGACATTGCAAGACAGATATTGAGACATAGAAGTTTTAGTTTTCAAGAGTTTAGCCAGAGATATGCAGACCCGACAAGAGAACTTGCATTTGATTATAAAGAGGCACGACTACAAGACAAAAAGAATCGTCAAAGCTCAATACCATTGACGATAGAACAAAAATGGATACAAGAACAATGGGTGACAAGACAGGATGAGGTTATTGACCTTGCTCGAGAAATGTACGATTGGGCTATAAAGAATGGTATTGCAAAGGAACAAGCAAGGGCTGTCCTTCCCGAAGGATTGACTGTCAGTAGATTATACATGAAGGGAAGTCTAAGAAGTTGGATTCACTATATTGAATTAAGAACAGGTAATGGAACACAGAAGGAACACATGGAAGTGGCAAGACAATGTGCAAGTCAAATAGGTACAATTTTTCCACTCATTTTTACATATGTAGGAGAGAAGTAGTTGGAATATCAGGGTATTAAAATTGAACCAAATCGTGATCTGCTATTGAGTGAAGCAGGCATCACACGGCTCAAAGAATCTTATATGAGAGATGAAGAAATCTCTCCTCAAGAAAGATTTGCATTTGTGTCTAAGACCTTTGCAACGGATGAAAATCATGCCCAAAGACTTTACGACTATTCCTCAAAACATTGGTTATCTTATTCTACACCAATCCTCTCTTATGGAAAATCTTCTAAAGGTCTTCCTATTTCTTGTTATCTTAATTATATTGATGATACTGCTGAAGGACTTGTGGATACTCTTTCTGAAACTAATTGGTTATCTATGCTTGGGGGTGGTGTCGGTATTGGCTTTGGTATTCGGAGTGCTGGGGATAAGTCTACTGGCGTTCTACCTCACCTCAAACTTTATGACGCCTCATCTTTGGCTTATCGACAAGGCAAGACACGAAGAGGTTCATATGCAGCCTATCTCGACATCTCTCATCCCGACATCATTCCTTTTTTGGAAATGCGGAAACCAACAGGAGATCAGAATCTTAGATGTTTGAATATGCATCATGGTATCAACATTACAAATGACTTCATGCAGATTATTGAGAACTGTATGCGTGATCCAAACTTTGATGATACATGGGAGCTCAAAGACCCTTTTAGTGGTCAAGTGTTAGATGCAGTTCCAGCAAAAGAACTTTGGCAACGTATACTTGAGATGCGTATGCAAACAGGTGAACCCTATATGCATTTCATTGATACAAGTAATGAACACCTACCACAGTTTCTCAAAGACAAGGGACTGAAGATTCATCAGAGTAATCTGTGTTCTGAGATTATTCTTCCTACAAATGCAGACAGAACAGCTGTGTGTTGTTTGTCCTCTCTTAACATTGAGTACTTTGACGAGTGGTCAAGAAACGGAAGATTTATAAGAGATGTTGCTGAGATGTTGGACAATGTGCTACAGGTATTCATCAACAAAGCACCTGATCATGTAAAACGTGCAAAATACTCTGCAATGAGGGAGAGGTCAATTGGAGTTGGTGCATTAGGATTTCATGCATATCTACAAAGTAAACAGATTCCATTTGAAGGTGTAATGGCAAAGTCTCTGAATACAAAAGTGTTTAGACACATTTCAAACAGGTTGTACAAAGCAAACATTGAGCTGGGTTCTGAAAGAGGAGAAGCTCCTGATGCCGTAGGTACAGGAAGAAGATTTAGTCATACGACTGCAATTGCTCCTAATGCGTCAAGTAGTATTATCATGGGGAATACTTCTCCAAGTATCGAACCTTTTCGTGCAAATGCATATCGACAAGACACACTATCAGGGAGTCATTTTGCAAAAAATAAATACCTTGACAAACTGATTAAAGAGAAGTGCGAAGAGAACCCTAAATTACATTATGAAGATATATGGTCATCAATCATATCTAATGACGGATCGTGTCAGCACTTATCGTTTATTGATGATCATCAAAAAGATGTTTTTAAAACAGCGATGGAAATAGATCAAAGATGGGTAATAGAAAATGCAGCTGATCGCCAGAAGTTTATTGACCAAGCACAGTCTCTCAATCTGTTCTTTAGACCCACATCTAATATCAAGTACCTTCATGCTGTTCACTTTCTTGCATGGAAATCTGGGTTAAAAACACTATACTACTGTCGATCTGATAAAGTCGGTAAAGCCGATAAGATATCAAATAAAATAGAAAGAAAAATCATACAGGAACTAGACATGACTGCTGTTGCAGATGGTGACGATTGTTTAGCCTGCGAAGGATAAGGAAACATATGACTAAAGTTAAGATAACAGATACAAGAGATTACTTCAAACCATTTCAATATCCTGAGTTCTATGATATATGGTTAGAACATGAGCAATCTCATTGGTTGCATACCGAAGTACCAATGGCTGAGGATATTAAAGACTGGAAAAGTAAGCTCTCTATTGAAGAGAAATACTTTCTTACACAAATCTTTCGTTTCTTTACGCAGAGTGACCTTGATGTTGCAGGGGGTTATGTTGATAACTATCTTCCAAACTTTCCACAACCTGAGATAAGAATGATGTTGTGCAGTTTTGTTGCAAGAGAAGCATTACACGTTGCAGCTTATTCTCACTTGATTGAAACTCTTGGTATGCCTGAGAGTACTTACAATGAGTTTAATGAGTACGAGGCAATGAGAGAGAAACACGAATACTTCATGCAGAAAGTGAATAATGGTGTCTCTCTACCTATTAAGATTGCAGCCATCTCTGCATTTACAGAGGGACTTGCATTGTTCAGTTCTTTCATTATGTTGTTGAACTTTCCTCGTCATGGTAAGATGAAGGGTATGGGTCAGATCATTACGTGGTCTATCGTAGATGAGACAATGCATACTGAGGCCATGATACGCATCTTCAGAAAGTTAGTTGAAGAAGATAGAGGTTTGTGGAATGATGAAACTAAAGGACAGATATATAGTATTTGTGAGAAGATGGTTGAGCTTGAAGATAAGTTCATTGACCTGTCATTCCAGATGGGAAGTATCAAGGGACTACGTGGAGATGAAGTGAAACAGTACATAAGATATATTGCTGATCGTAGACTTATAAGTATGGGTATGAAGGGTATTTTCAAAGTAAAAAGAAATCCTTTGCCATGGGTAGAAACACTAATCAATGCACCAATACACACGAACTTCTTTGAGAATAGATCAACCGATTATGCGAAGGGTGCATTAACAGGAAACTGGCAGGAGATTTGGGGAGAAGCATGAGTGATAAAAAGAAAACAGAAACTTTAATTTGTCCAGACTGCACAACTGAATTTACGATCAGTTGGCGGTCTAAGGAACTCTTTAGTTATTGCTCATTCTGTGGATACGAATTTGAGGAAGAAGAGCTAGGAGAGGGCGATGAAGAAATCGAAGAGGAGCAAGACGAACACGATTGATAGTGTGACGACTCAGAATGACGAGATTAAACATCAATCTGATAAGATGAAGTTTCAACAGAAGAAGATTGACGACCAGACCGAAGATATAGAAGCTCAGCGCATAAGAATAGAAAAGTTTTTAGAAAATGGTTTTTAAAAAATGCAACATACTGACTGGATATTTCGTGGTGAAATTTTTACTGAAAAAGACATTGACAAATTCGAAGGTTTCGTGTATATTATAACTAATGAATTAGACAATCGTAAGTATATCGGGCGTAAATACTTTTATAGTATACGAAAAGTCAAAGGTAAGAAGAGAAGGCAACGAAGTTCGAGTGACTGGCAGAAGTACTATGGGTCAAGTGAACGATTGAAAGCTGATATAAAAGAGCATGGAAAGAAATATTTCAGAAGAGAGATCATTTCTCTACATACAACAAGGGGTGACTGTAATTATGAAGAAGTTAAACAACAGTTTCTTCATAATGTTTTAGAGGAAGATGAATTTTACAATGACAACATCAGTGGAAAATATCACAGAAAGCCCAAACATATTATCGAATCAAGAAAAACTCGATCAGGGGTCTGCGAACAAAAGTAATTTTACTGCAAGGGATTTAATAGCCCTAGACAATGCTAAAGACTGGGATGAGTTCCTCTTAATAAAAGCTGCAGAAGATAACTGTCTCTTCACAAGATTCCTTGACAGAAATAACTTCCTAACAGAAAAAGAACGAGACAGAATCTATGATATAGAAGTCTCAAGACAACAAAACTACGCAAGAGCATTTGGGGGTATTGTACAGATTGTCTGTAAGTATTCAAGTACTGTACCTACAGAAGTTTCAATTGCAAGTGCCTCAAGTGGCGAGAAACAATTCTTTCGTGATACCAATAAAGTTTTATCAAATACTCTATGGAATCAAAGAGGACTTCATGTCCTACGTGTCATCTTCGCATGGTATATTCATCAGGAGAACACGAAGAAAGCAATCTCTACTACCTCTTATCAGTTAAGTGAACATGGTGTTGCAACCATAGAGAACTTTGTACCAAAGGACTGTATCAAAGCTCTTAAAAGAGAGATTAGAAGTTTTCCAAAGGGCCCCGTTCATAAAGTATCGGGAACAAATATCATCTCAGAGTTTACAGGAAAAGAGTTTCCATACCTCAGAGGTATCTCTGGTAACATTGCAAATGTCGTTCTTAAAGTAATCGGGCGTGAGAAAGACCCTCAGGCAATACAACTACATGACAAAAATCTATTTGTTCAGAGAGTAGTGAATGAACCGAATGATAATGACATACAAAAAACCTTTCATAGTGATGTCTTTTTTCCAGCCATTAAGTATTGGTGGTTTCCGAGAGAAGTTCAAGCAAGTGGTGCTTTTGAATATGGAGTTCTTTCTCCACGATTGACCAGTGAAGTTCTTGATTGGCATTACAAACAATCCATCTCTGCTACACTTGGAAACTATGAGTCATGGAGAGGTGACGGACACAGAGAAGGAAGCTTCCGAGTGTCTGAAGAAGAAATGAAAAGTATGGGGGTGACTCCAAAAACTTTTACTGTGCCTGCAAATACTCTTGTGATTGCAAACGTGTTTGGATTTCATAGAAGAGGACATACAGACAAAGAAGTTCTAAGAGATGCTGTGCATGGGTCAATACGTGTTAACAATCCTTTTAAGTTGAT